CCGGCAAGAGGCCGGGCGCTGGCTATGCCCATTGGATCCTGCAAGCTTTTTGTACACCTACTATTGGTGCTCCAACAGGCTGTTGCAGTACGACATTGTGAACGATGGTCTAGACAATGCTCTCTGCGAGCTGAGTCTGCACCCCGAACACATGTGGGAGAAGTACTCTGAAGATATTTATTCGGCCTTAAAACAACGATTGGCCAACCAAAAGGTGGCTCCAAAGACTCAGTGCCAGCGCGCTGCGTACCAGAAGAAGGTACTAGCGCGGAAGGACAATTGGTTCTGAGCAGGGCGGACCTGCAAATACGCCACACGGCAGGTACAAATACCTGGCGGCCCTTAAACGCTGTGTGGGACAGGGCGGTCTGCCAACACCGAGACTACTCAGGGCCGGTATAGCCCAGAGAACAACCGCCCCGTGCGTCGTATGGAGGTATTGCGCATGGAAAAAACCTCCGCTAACACCGATCACCAAACACAAAACGTGCGTGAGGAGAAGGAGGAGTGCGCTGAGATCAATTCCCTGGCCATCGATGGCAAGGTGGAAACGACGGGCGTACTATCGTTTGAGAATGAAGCCTGTGAGGCGGCTGACGTGCTTGGCAAGCACTACGCGCCATCTGGCAACCTGCTGCTCCAAGGTGAACTCCAAGACCTTAAGGAGTATTTCAGGCGGCCTCGCCTCATCTCCAACGGCTCGTTAGGAGTGGATCGTGGGTATGTTACTTCGGGGTACATTACCCCGCAGCGGCTGCTCACGACCTACTTCCCGACGGGCCGCTCGCGCCTTGAGGGCGTGGGTGGAATGCGCTTCGTGATCGTATTCACACTGCAGGTGTCAGCTACGCCCTTCCATCAGGGCTTGCTGGCTCTCAGTTGGACATACGGTCCGCGGGTGTCTTCGGCCAACTTTACGAGACACTCGCACCCGGCCCTCCAGCTGCACCTGCCACACGTCAGACTTGATCTGTCGACGACGACGATGGTGCAGTTGCGGGTGCCTTGGCTGGCATTGCTCGAGTGGATGGACGTTGAGACCACTGCCGAGGATGTCACCACATGGTATGGAGACTTTGCGCTTCGGCGCACGCTGTCCCTGCCGACGGTGGCCGGTTTATCGCCTGCCACTTACAATCTTTTCATTCATTTGGAGGATTTAGAGCTTACCGCGCCCACAGTTCCTGTTGCGCGGCGCTCCGCGATTACGCCTCAAGCTGGCAGCATCGCGACAACCTCCAAGGGCAAGGGTGCAATGGCGGAGGAGTTTGAGAATGATGCGTACCCGTGGAGCTCGACTCTCCACGCGGCTTCGCGCACTGCTCGCTTTCTCGCAGCCGGAGTGCCCTCGCTCGCCAGCATCGCTGGACCGGCAGCCTGGTTCCTGGGCAAGTCGGCCGGAGTACTCCGGTACCTTGGCTTCTCAAAGCCACAAATTCAAGAGCCGGTCACACGTGTCGTCACAAGCACGTGTGTCGGCCAGCAGAACGTCGACCTACCGAGTCAAACGCTCGTTGCGGGTCCGTTCGCATCCAACAGCCTGCGTATCGAACCTACGTTCGCAGGCACCGATGTCGACGAGATGTCTCTCGCCTACGTCCTCAGCCAGTGGTCGGCAGTGTGTGTCGGGAGTCATTCCTCGGCCCTCGCCACCAGTTCCTGTCTGTACGCCGCGAGTGTGTCGCCCTCGGCCATGTGGTATCGTGAGCCGGCGGGTGCGCCTTTTGGCAACATTCAGGCGCCATGGACGGTCAAGAGCGACGCCTCAGCCTTCATCCCTTCCAATCTCTTTTTCTGGGGCTCCTTATTCAGGCAGTGGCGCGGATCCTTTGAGTTCCGCATCACGTTCGCTAAGACTAAGTTCCATGCTGGCAGGCTTCTCGCGGCGTTCATTCCTAAACGCGAGGAGCGCAATCCGCCGTCTTCCGACACTCTTCCAAGTGTTGTCGGACTCGAAGTCGATGCGGTGGGTCTCCAGCCATTCACGTACGGCAAAGTACTTGATCTTCGTGATGACAATGTGTTCACTTTTGATGTCCCTTTTGTGTGCGACGTGCCTTACATGTCGTTCTGGAGCAGCATAGGCACATTCACCGTGAGCGTATTGGACCCTCTGGTTGGGCCAGCCACGGTGTCACCAACGGTGTCATTCATGGTAGAGGTCAGAGCCAAGCCGGACTTTGAGCTGGCAGTGCCACAGGGGGCACTATATCCAACCCTGAACTTCGACCCTGCAGCCGCCGACACGTACACAATTCGTGCACAAGCTGGTGAGCTAAAGGCGACCATCCCCGCCACGGTGTGTGAGACAACAGTGGGAGAGCGCGTGATGTCGGCAAAACAGCTGATCATGCTGCCTAGGTGGACATATGTTTCGTTGGTGGCCAACACCACGCAGTATGTGACCATCCCCCGCTGGTTCTACCAAGCAAAACAGGCTATTTCGTCGGGGGCCATTTCGGCCATCACGTCAAGCCAGTTTGGTTTTGGTGGCTACATCTCTAAGTGTTATCTCTTCGCTCGAGGTGGCACTGACATCCACACAACCGCGGGACGCACAGAGGGCTATTGGGCGTCGCTGAGCATGTACCCAACATTCTATGGTACAGATCGGGTGGGCGTTAAGCAGACCAATGCACCGCGCACGGTTGTGCCGCGAGTGTACGG